ATCACGCCAAATTTGTGCGTTAATCTTAATCTGGTCAACGGGTTACGCCTCCAGCCGTTCCAAGCATTCTTCGGTCAGGGCGACATAATGCGTGTCGTCAGCCCACGAATCCAAATCAGGGGCATAAATGGAGGGGAAATATAAAGTCTGATTTAGGTCGCTGCTGCACCGCATCGGGTTCTCGCCGCCGAAGTCGCTTTCATCTCCGACCTTCTCAACGTTGTGCCCGTTCAGGAATCCTAACGAGTCTAGGACGCAGTAGAATTTCACCCCGGCGTCTTGGCACTTTCTGAAAGCTCGCCGCAGACTCGCAACAGCCTTCTTCTGTTCTGCGGTCAGCTCGATCGCTTCCTGGACAAGGTCTGCGTCTAGATTTCGGGTCCGCTCAAAGCTTGTCTTGCTCATTGGTCTCGCCTCTGTTCAGTGCGTTGCGTCGACTATACTTTCCGTGCTTCGCATAGAGGTAGCCCTCTAAAATCTGCGCTGCCTCTGGGTCTGGTTCTTTGATGCCGCTCACTTTTGCCGTCAACGTGCCATGGCGTGCATCGACGTCCTTGAAGTGAACTTTGTTCTTGTCAGTGCGGTTCTCGGAGCAGGGGCCAAGCGCATCGCAAACAGGACCGCAACAGCCTTTGTCCCAAAACGCACAGCCAAAACACGACAGATCCGGGCTGATAACGCTTTTGTACCAGTTGCCGTCCGGTGCGAGGCGGATCTCGCCGATTTTCATTTCTTTAGAGTCCAAAGTCTCTCTCCTCTGGTTCGGGTTACACTGTTCGGCCATTCGCATAGCTGCCATTATTTCTATCCGTTTTCCACGCTTTACAACATTCAGCGCTACAAAACGCCTTGTCTGGGCTTTTCGGCTGTCCGCAGCGCACGCAATGGGTTCGGTCGCGATCGTACCTCGATTTGCTTAGGTTCAAGCGCCGCTGGTGCATGCGCCATAGATACGGGTCACTTAGGACGTGCGTGATTAGTTGCTCTGCTTTAGAGTCCAAAGTCTCTCTCCTCTGGTGTGGGTTACAATTCTTCCATACGTTCGGGGTGCTCTCTAAGGATCTTCTCAAGAATCTTCCGCTTTGCCCAAAGGTGATAACCGTAGAGTACATACACTCCGCCAAGGAAGACGGCGAAGAGAACAACCATGATTGCAATTGGAACTTCCATGAGCTACCTCCAGTTGGTAATGTCGTCGTCGTTAGTGGCGCGTCGCAGGGCGTCGCGGATGTCGGGCTGCCCTGCCGCTGTGACCCCGTCTTTACCAGGGCTCCAGATGTCGTAGGTGTTGGGATTCATGACCCCAGGGCAGCGGTAATGGATGGGCCGATCCCACGCGTCGATGAGGAACTTGTCCTCGTCTACCTGGAGCGATTCAAGGCCTCGGCCCCATGAAGTTGCCCACGCCGCCGTGAGCCGGCACGCGCTGACGCTGTAGTCTTCGCGGGGGTTGCTTTGCGGGTAATACCCGCGCGCTTGGTGGTGTTTGTCAAGCACGTCTTGAATGCGCGCTATCCGTTCCTTTGTTTGGGCAGCGCGGATTCGGTGGCGGACGATTCGCCAGACCGGGAACGTGATTCCCGCCACGAGCATAATGATCACGATCACGACCATCATCTCGACCAGTGTAAAAGTACGGTTCTTCATGGTGCTTACTCCTCATCCAACACGCCGACAGCGTGCGTGTGTTTGATGAGATAATTAGAAGCGAGCGTACACGATACGGTCGCGTAATTGTGTGGAGAAGACGACGTCGAAGTAAAGCCCACAATACGATAGCCGTCGACGAGGCGACCCATTTCAGCAGGGATGTCAGCACATATTCTATGCTCCTTGCAGTGTATCATAGGGAACTTGCCCCAAACAATCTCAAAGCACCGAAACTGCGGTTTCTCTGGCTCAATCTTGCGAAGGATGAAGTATTTGTTCAAGGAATCGAGTTCATGTGTCCATTGGTGGGCTTCGCCGTCTCGCTCATACATTTCTTCGTACTTGACATGGCGATATTCGCCTGTCCATTTGTACCCTTCCGGTACGTCAAACGTGAATGTTGCTGTGTGTCGTGACATGTCGTTACTCTCTCCCTTTTTGGGTTTGGTGTTGCTTCAATATACGGGTGAACACGCACGGTGTCACGCTATTCTGTAAAAAAAGTTGCAACTTTTCTTGTAACTGGACTTGCAACTTGGCTGACACCCCATTACGGTAGGTAGTATGAACGAAAGGAGCAAACAATGCCGAAAGTGAAAGTGATTCGAATTGACCGCGAACTAAGCGATAAGCTGAAAAAAGAGGCCAGCAACCGAGGGATGCACTATTGGCCGTTTGCCGCAGTGTGCATGGAGGTAGGTTTGAGAACGATCAAGGAGTCCCCGGTGTCAATTGCCGAGGCTTTGTCTTTGGTATCCCCACAGTCCCGGCCGGAGGACGGTAATTAGCCGTTCTCCGGTTTTTACAACAACTCGTACCAGGAGAGACCTATGATGTGGATTGCGACCGGAATGATAATGTTCACGTTCCTGCTCGGCTTTGTTGCCGGCTGGAACTACAGGAGAGGAACTGAGTCATGAGCGAGTGCTACTGCAGGAAGTTTTGGTTTAACGCTGAGGACATCAACTTCTACGAAGATGGCCGGATGGTACACACCCCCTACTTTTGCGGAGGCAAACAGGGCTACACGTCAAAACAGCTTGTCCAGGCCATGAACATACTCCCTCCGCCCGAAAGCGTGGAAGGGTTTAAACTCGAGTACCGCAGAGCAACATTCGGCGAAGAGTACTATTGCGTAGATGACTGGGAGGCGTGTTTCTCAGATAGTACGGAATTCAAATACCTTGTCCGCGTCCCGATAACGGAGGCCTGAACACCATGTATCTTGATCTACTCTGCCTCATTTTAGCGACTGGCGCGATGGTGACCTTGCTTTGGCATCATGACGAAAAACGCCGCAGAAAGAACGCCCTGAAGGGCAAAGACACGTGGAAATGGAAATGTTCCCCGTCAAGGGACACCGAAGAGCACCCATGCGCTGAGATCATCCGCGAGTTTGAACGTCGCCAGCAAGGCGGGGCGCCAGATCCTGAGTTGCGTGCGAAGCCGCGCACAACGGAGAACCCCGGCGACCAGGGAATGAACGATTACTGCCGCAGAAAGACCGGAGGCCAGGGCAAATGAACAAGTACGAAGTGTCAGCGCTACGACTCCGCAGCTTGGCGGAGCGCTATCCGAGAAGCACCTATGCGGCACAGCTCACACAAATCCTGCATTGCAGGAGAAAGGAAGTCCCTCCACACGAGGCCGGGGGTGCGCATTTAGCGGCCCCTGGTTTTCCTTCCACCGAGAAAGGAGGTAGCCGTGATGCTGTTTGAAGTAACTGATTTGCGTTCGTATGCCTACGTAGCGGCGAGCTGTCGTGACGCGGCAAAGGATTTGGCCGCAACAGCTATCAGGACGTCACCGAAGAATCTCATTGCGGCGCATATGGGCGTCACGGAGGCCAATAAGATCAAGACAGATGGCCGGTACACCGTTTGGGACCGCTTCGTCCAATTTGGCGGGCCAACGGTCATCTGTATAAGAAAAACAGGAGAGTAGTATGACCGAAGAAGCGAGAACCATGAAAGTGACTGGCGAGGACATTTACAACGTCCTGTCGTCGCAGGACTTCTCTGCATTGCTTTCAAGGCATTGTGAGGAGATCAAGGACGAGGCATTGACGAACGCAAGCGCGAACTTGACCGAGAAGACGCAGTACACGGTTGGGTTCTACGTGACCATGGGCTTTGACACAACCCAGGCCGAGATCAAAATCAAGCGAACGCTGAAGTTTCCCCGGAAAGATGGAACCGATTTCGAGGATGGCGAAAGCTACCTCATCCGCGAGGCGGACGGCGTCGGCGAGACTGAGCTTGGCCTGAGCACGGAAGAATAGGCCAGAGTTGGTACCTCGGTAGTACCTGACAGCCCGGAAAGACGGGCATTTGCGAGAGTGGCGAAATTGGTAAACGCTGAAAGCCTTGGGCCCGGCATGCAGGTTCGAATCCTGCCTCTCGCACCAGCACCCAAACTCAAACCAGGAGAGTGATCATGTGTAGCGAAGAAGGAATGCACCCCGCAAGGGTTGAGCAGTTGAAGCGAGTCAAGCGGGTCATTGCGCCGACCTTAAGCGAGTGTGGCCTCACGGGGACAGACCCCGCAACCCCGGAGCTTTTGGAATACGTCGATGAAGCCAAGTCGGTCATCTGCCACGAGATGATGCTTGAATGCCTCTGGGACATCCGCGGTACACTGGAGGAAATACTCAATGTACAATATGACATACACAAGCCATGAACATCACGAACGACAACTACTACTCGCCGGAGGCTGAAAACGCCTACCTCACGAACTCGCAACGCAAGACGTTCATGGAGTGTCCGGCGCGATGGATGGCAAAGCTCACAGGAGAATGGGTCGATCCACCACGGAAAGCGTTCTTGATGGGACAGTACATCGACACGGCCATCACAGAGCCGGCCGAGTTCCCGGCGTTTTTGCTTCGTCATGCTGACGACATCTACAAGTATGGCAAGCAGGAGAAGGGCAAGAAGGCGGATTGGGCTGAGCTGGACAAGGCGATCGCGGCGCTGAGGAGCGAGCCTGTCGTCATGCAATACCTGACCGGCGACGCACAAGTACAGTTTGCGATCGATGACTTCCACGGCGTCCCCTACAAGTGCAAGCTTGACGTCCTGGTGTGGCGCAAGTTTATCACGGACCTGAAGACGTGCAAGAGCGTCTATGAGACGATGTACAGCCCTGAGCACAAGGAACGCGTGTCGTTCATCGACTTCTACGGTTACTGGACACAACTTGCGCTTTATCGCGAAGCCGTCCGTATCCAGACCGGTGAGAAGCTGCCATGCTTCATAGTCGCCTTGGAGAAGACGGAACCCTACGACCGCAAGCTTTTCCATCTGGACGATGTCGATTACCTTGAAAGAGAGGTACAAGCCGCCATCGAGGTATTCACCGCCATGCAGCGACACAAGGAAGAAGGCGACACGCCGGATGACCTTCCCCGTTGCGAACGGTGTCACTACTGCGTGTCCACGAAGACAATCTTTGGCCCCGAGTCAATTAAACCAAGAATCCGATTCTAAGGAGGATCACTCACATGTCAGACATTCAACTCGTCACAGAACCCCCACGGCGGTCATCTGCTTTGGAAATTGCGATGGATGAAACCAAGGCTGGACTGTTGTGGAGGATGGCGGAAGCAATGGCCAACGCTTCCGTGACTGTACCAGATCACCTGAAAGGGAATGTTGCGGACTGTTTTGCCGTGGCGCTCCAGTCAACTCAATGGGGAATGAATCCGTTTCCCGTGGCGCAGAAGACGCATTTGATTCATGGCAAGCTTGGCTACGAATCCCAGTTGGTAAACGCAGTCATCCAGGCCAATGGCCCCCTTCAAGGTAGATTGCAAGACGAATACTTCGGGCCGTGGGAGAATTTGATTGGCAAGTTTCAAATGAAGACGGCCAGCAACGGCAAAGGCAGCTATGCTGCGCCCACGTACACATCAAATGACGAAGAAGGTTGCGGCGTCCGCATCTCTGGTATGCTGATTGGTGAAACCAAGCCAAGGGTTCTTGAGCTGCATATGCGTGAAGCGGCGCCCCGCAATTCGACATTATGGGCGTCGAACCCGAAACAGCAGTTATTTTACCTCGCCGTGAAGATGTGGGCTCGCAAGTATTGCCCGGATGTCATTCTTGGCGTTTACACTCCAGACGAGGTTCATGCGATACCAGTGGAGATCACAGAGATAACGGAAACCGGCTCCACGGCGGAGGTTGAGGTCATGGCATCGGAAGTGGAGCTGGAGTACATCAAAATCCTGGCACAGCAGCCGGCGCTTGTCGGCGACGATAAGGTTGCGGAGGCCATAGCGCGGATGGGTGAGACCAAGTTGACCCAGGATCAGGCGCAAAAGACAATCAGGATCTTCCTCAGCCGCCTGAAGAAGGCTGGGGCCAACGTTCCTCTGATGCCAACTGAGCCACAGCCAGCCGCCAAGGATACGGCAGAGCCGGAGCAAGCCGCTGATGAGATCCCCCGCAAGAAGGCGATGAAGCGCTTCCACGCGATTGGCACGCGGCTTTATGCAGACGATTGGGATATCGAGCGCGGCGCCCTGGTCGAACGCCACGGCGATGGCCACGCCAAGAGTTCTAAGGATCTCACCGACGAACAACTGACGCGTGCCCTTGACGAGCTTGAGCGCCTCGATGCTCGTCGGTCTAACTCGCTGACAACTATCACGTATGACGTATCATAACCCAGTAACCCCGCCTTGCTTGGCTGTTCACCACGCGGCCAAGCAAGGCATCCTACGCAGGCTGAACGATGATGATTAAGCTGGTAATTAAAGGCGACCCGTACCCTATGACCAAGCCAAAGGCAAAGCTTGTATGGCGTCCGGGACAAGAGCAAAGACCGTTCGTTTCATGGGAATGGCCGGCGGCGTATCTGGAATGGAAAGAGGCGGTTCGGGCTGAAGCAAAGAAGGTCATGCAGCATCGACCCAGGCTGTTGAGCGGCACCCTTAGTCTTGAGGCGATCTTCACATGGAAGCGCCCCAAGGACCATTACACGGCGCATGGGGTGATTAAGGAGCATCACCTATTCACTTCTCCCTGTCAGTGGCCGTTGAATCACGAGCTGCTTCGTGGCGCGATCGATTCCGTCTTGAACGTAGTGATTGCCGACGTGAAGGATCTTGCCGGTGGCATCAAGTCGACAAAGGTATGGGGGCCAACCGGCGGGGCTGAGATCGTGATACGCAATGTTGATCCCAGAGACATAGATCCGAAGCTTCAAGCGCTGCCAAAACAAGGAGAGTTAGGGCTATGAATGGCCAAAATCCAACATATTGGTGTTTGTGCGGGTATATCGGCGACGACTTTGCCGGCGAAGCATGCACTGCCTGCGGGGCGGACTTCCCGCCTCCCGACGAGCATGGACATACGGTGGCATGCCACAACTGCGGCTGTGGCCAATACGAGGAAATCTGTCCAGAATGCGGCGAGTCATCGCCCTTTGGATTGTGGGACACTGGCCCAATAGACATCCGTGATGCAATTGTCAAAAGGCGCCAGGAGGATCGGGTTTAATGCATCGTGGATTTGTAAAACTATGGCGGAAGACGGTGGACACCAAGACGGCGACCAGGGGCGCTAAACACCTTGGCGTTTTGGCGGGGCTTCTGATCCGTACAAGCCATCAGGTTACCTACTACAACGGTGACGAAATCAAGCCAGGGCAGCTTGCCACGACAGTCGCTGAAATCTCCGCTTGGGCGAAGGAAACGCCGAAGGTCATAGGAGGTGTTTTAAAAGCTTTTACAAAGGACGGGGTTATAAAATGCGAAAATCGGGCAAACCGATACACGTTGATAACTATCTGCAATTGGGCAAGTTACCAAGTGTGCGAAAGTGCCGAAGGGAAAACCGAGGGAAAACCGAGGGAAAACCAAGGGAAAACGTTTAAAGAATTAAAGAATGAAAGAATCTTTCAATGCGCGCCCGCGCACGCGAGGGAGAGGGAGAAGCTGCCACCAGCATTCGTTGACTTCGTGGATCACAAAACGATGGGACAGTTCACACCGCAATTACAGCAGTGGCGAGGAGTCTGGGGGCAACTGCGTCAATGCAACGGAGATGTTGTGCCGATCTTGGAATGGGCGAAAGACGGTTACACCGGTGGAATTGGTGCGCCTCGGTTCTTTGTGGAGTCGACGTGGCCGAAGATTGTAGCAGCGTATCGAAACAAGGACAAGAGCACCGACAGACGCGACGAGAACCGCCTGCCGGACGACAAATGGCAACGCATAAAGAAGGCCACCAAACTATGACCAACAACCAGGAGAGCGGCAATGATCACGAGAACTAGAAAGGTTTGTCCCTTTTGCGGAGGGAAGCGAACAACAATTGTTGCAAGCACACTAGGTACGACGGTAAGATGCGAACACTGCCAAGCGTATGGCCCCACAGCTTATCACGCCAAAACACCATTTCCGACAATGACCACGAACCCGAATGGGGCTGAGGAACTATGGAATCGACGCTTATGTTTACGTGCTTGCAACCAACCAGGAGAATAACGATGACTGAAATCCCGCAATATGTCGCGCAAGAGCATCTTACGCTAGTTACGCTAGTTAAGTGCAAGAACCCAGTACTCAGACTGTCTGTGTCTATCACGGGGCGACCGCCATGGGCGGATGGTTTTGTAGTTACATGCTACCGGAGCGAAAAAAGCTGGTGGCACGAGACATTTGAATCAGCCTATGCCCACTTCCGCGAACTTGAACAGGAGAGCAACGATGCCAGTAAAGAATAACCGATGGGAGAAATCTGAGCCAGCTTATTGGCACGTTCGCAAGTATTGCTGGTTTTTTTGCGGGAGCGAGAAGGAAGTACCCGACAGCGAGGTGGATGTGGTGCGCGATTTATGGGAGCCCTGGTCATGAGTACAACCAACATCCTATTTCTTGGAGGCCCATGGCACGGGCAGTTTCGACAGTTAAACGGTCGCCTACAATTGGAATACAACGTTTTTGATCCAAAAACGTTGTTGAATGATGACGCGCATATGTATGAACTGGGGCATGCGCCAACTGACATACGCGACATGAAGCGCGATATTTTCCGATACAAACTACAGCGCTTTCGTTTCCGGGGTTTCGACACCGACGTTTATGTTTACGGCGATCGAAACGTGGTCCGTGACATCTTCACACTTCTTCAGGAGCTTTCAGCATGATCCAGGACATACCATTGCCGCACAGCGCAGAGATGGAGCGGGCAATCCTCTCATGCTACCTGCAAAAGCCGGAACGCGTCTCTGATGAGGTCTCGGGTTTGACGGTTGACGATTTCTATATCCCAATGCACCGCACTCTCTTCAGGGCCTGCCGCGCATTATCAGAGATCTCGCTGGATTGGGATTTGACCGTGTTGGGCAATTACCTGTACGAGCACGCCAAGGAAGTCTATGACGGCATGGGAATGGATGGGCTCCGCGCGTTACGAAACGAAGTTGCGACGATTGCGGCGCTTCCCCGATACTTGCCGGAGGTCATGAACTGCGGGATCGCCAGGAGATTGATCAACATGTGCTCAGACTTCCAGGGGGAGGCCGCGGAGGCTCCTGCTTCGGAGATCCCGCAGTTGGTGGAGAGGCTTCAAAAGGCAACGGCTGACGTAGCGGCCTCAAGGTCGGACACGGGGTTTCTCCACATCTCCGACAGCTTGACGGGCGCCGTGGAAGACATCGCCGGGATTGCCAGACGAGATCCTGACTTTGTTGGTATTCCGACCGGTTTTCGCGGGCTGGACCAACTGCTATTGGGTATCAAGCCGGGCGAGGTAGTCGTCGTGGCCGCGAGACCGTCGATTGGAAAGACGGCGTTCGCTCTGTGCATGCTTCGGCGCATGGCAGGGTTTGGGTATCCGTCCGGGATCATTACTCTGGAGATGTCGGCCCAGGCGCTGACGCGCCGGCATTTGTTCGAGGAAGCGTTGGTCAACCCGCGGATGATCTATCACGGCAGGATGCCGACCGAAGAGTGGAGCCCGCGGATCAATGCGGCGGCCGAGAGACTGCGGAAGATACCGATGTACCACTATGACGCGTCCAACAAATGGCCCGACATTCGGCGTCGGGCAAGGCAGGAAGCCGCCAGAAGCGGGCTGAGGATATTGGCGATCGACTATCTCCAGATCATGCGATACGGCGGGACGGCATACTCCCGCGAACATGAGGTGGCACGGCTTTCAGGGGAAATCAAGGCCTTGGCGCGGGAGCTGAACATCCCGATCATGGTCCTGGCTCAGCTCAACCGGTCTGCCGAGGGCAAACGCCCGCAGTTGTCAGAGTTGCGTGAGTCCGGCGCCATTGAGCAAGATGCCGACATCGTCGCGATGCTTCACCGTGCTCGCCAAACTGATGACCCGGAAATCATGGAGGCGATCAGCCGTGGCGAAGGGATCGCTACGGAGGTAATCATTCACAAGAACCGGGACGGGGCAACAGGAGCAGAGGACCTGCTGTTCTTCCCGCAATACACGAGATTCGACGAACCCCACTACACAAAGGAGGACACGTTTTAGATACGAACGCCGGAAGAAAGACAAAATCAACACCAAAAAGGAAAAGACAAGACATGTATAGGTTAATAAAACTGAGCGGAACTTGGTATGCGACGCGCCTTCGATTTGAGCTGGACCAAGATACAGCAGGAGGCCGATTAGAGGCCAAGGACATCGCAGAATTAGTACTCACGGGCTCACCGACTCTAGTGGTCGGCGATTTGGACGACTGTGAAGAATTCAACATTGATCTTGAAGAAATGGAGATTGTCGATTAATGAAACACATCATCATAAGCATCTTGCTCCTCACGGGGCTATTCACCTACGCAACCGACTATACCCCTATGGACGGAGACATCGTCTTCGCCCGCGGCTACCAGAACGCACCGCCCTTCATCGCTCCGGACGGAACGCCGTTCGGCACAACCGGCCCGATGATCGAGTCAGTACAGGGCAGCGACATCATGCACTGTGGAATCGTCATCGTCGAGAGCGAGGGCGTATTTGTCATCGAAGCTGGCGGCGCCGGACCGTTCGTCGCCAAGACGCCCTTGGACGAATGGATTGCACGCTCTGGCGTCTGGGAAGTGAAGCGGCTATGGTTTTCGGAGTGGATTCCGGGAATCATGCGGACATGGGCCGAGACCGCAGAGACCCGCGTCGGCGAGCCATACGACTTCGGTTGGTCGCCAGGGCCGGAACTCATGTACTGCTCTGAGATCGTCGATTGGGCGTTCCGCCAGGCGCTGTTTGGATTGCCCTTGGCATGCTGGCAGCCGTTTGACGAGCTGGTCGAAGGAACGCCGGTCGACCCCTACACGTCGGCGCTGTTCGGGCTCCCCCCTGGCATGATGCTGTCGGAGTTCCTGCCGGCGCTCGGCTTTGACCTGTCGGTCGACGTGCTCACCCCAGAAAAGCTGTACAGATCGTGCTTGCTGAGGAGTGTGCAATAATGGACTCAAAAGGACACATACACCTGGACCTGTCGCCGGAAAAACTGCAGCAATTGCATGACCAGGGTTTAGACGTGGTACAGATCCAGGAAGAGGAAATGACGGCGAAGCAGCGGGAATCTTTGCGCGTATCACTTAAGGATCACACGAGCTTCTTAGGCAAGAAGCTAACCGAAATGACCAGGAACCAGCGGAAACGCCGTCGCAAAGCACGCAAGGGGAAACGATGATGACAGACAGTGAATACAAGGACATGGGCTATATCCTAAGAGACGGATGCCTATTTGTGACGTTTGAGAATTGCGTAACTGGCGAGACATGGGAAGCGGTCGACGACCACGCAACGGGAGCAAGGCAAAGACGCAACCGGGAGCAAGTCAAAGTCAGTCTTCGACAGCTTGCCAAGATGATGGGGAAATCGCCGACGTTTGTTTCTCATCTGGAACGCGGTATGCGCCATTGGTCTGTTGAGCTGGGACGGTCATATGTTGCGTGCCTCGCGTTATGTGAAGAGGATGGCTGGTCAGAGCCGTGGTGTCCACAACCCAACCAACAGAACCCCAGCTACCCCCAACCATCAGGAGAGTAACAAATGAACGCAGAGCAATCGAATGAATCGAATAAGGCGCGCCGAGATTTGCTATTGCGGCAACTGTGGCTAGTGATGCGAGACATCGCGAGAACAGAGCCAGCTTGTGACATGAGCGAAGAAGACATTTGCGTTTGGAAAGCGACAACAGAACACTCGGCTATCCAGGACGTCCTGGCACGCGCCGCCGCCGGAAGTAACCCCAACCATCAGGAGAGTAACGATGACCATGAAACGCAATGAAGGCAAGGTCAAGTGCAAGGATTGCGGCAACTGGCCGCGCAAGGGCAAGAACTGGGGCGTCGCCCGCGGCTGGTGTGAAGTCACCGGTGTGATGCTGATGCGGTGGCCGGATATGCGGCGCAACTGTGAACACTTCAAGCAGGCAGAGGAAGACAATGGCACGACGAATCAGCCTGGAGAGACTACTCCGTGACGGATCGGACACATTCAGACAGCTCAACGCTGGTGCTGAAGCTCAGCTTGCCAGGGCTGCGGATACCCAGTCGAAACGAAGTCGACAAAATGCACTGGCGGCTGAATGCCCAGATTCGCCGGGCGTGGTCGATATATCTGGTCCGTTGCATGTACGGATTGTGCGGCACGTACCAGACCGTCGCCACGTCCAAGACGATGACAATACGTCGGGGGGCTGCAAGAGCCTTCGCGACGCAATCGCCGAGTTCCTCTGCCGTGAAGGTGATTCTGAGGAAGACGGGTTCACCTGGGAATACGCCACGGTCGTCGGCGAACCGTTCAGAGTTGACATCGAAATCTACGAGGTAAACGAATGACAAACGACAAAAAAGAACTGGAGTTTGCGACGAAATTGCTCAAGGCTATCAAGGGCGTTGATGGCGGGTGTGGGTACTGCGAACAACACTGTATCGATGGATTCATCCGAGAGGGGCTTGTAGACGAGGCTACTATTTTGCCATTGGCTTGCAAAATGGACCTTGGTCAAGTTGACATAGACAGGAGTGACCCATGAAAAACGGCCCATGTGACAACTGCGGCGGTGACGGCACGCAAATCGCCGCATTGGACGGCAGGTTTTGCCGAAACTGCCTCAATGAGGAGATACGCAAGCTGCAAAACGCCTTGTTTGACGCGCGCCTGAAAGCACTCAGGCTCAAAACCGAGCTGAAGGAAGCGAAGCAGGAGCCGCTTCCCTTAATCTCAGCCGACAAAGAGGCGTAATGCCACACGTAGACAAAAAGAAGTCGAATGAGTATATCCGCCAGTGGCAGGCGAACAAGCGGGCCGCGGACCGGGACATTGGCGATTCGTTCCCGAACGGGTTTTACAAGGCGGGCAAGTTCAAGGGATGCCCGCGTCCACAGAGCCCGCAGCGCCGAAAGAAGGTGGCGGAGTGCCCAATGAAGTTCATGGAAACATATGCGAAGCCCGACTTGGTCAGCTCAGGAAAGTGGATTGACTTCACAGAGGGGCAAATTCGGGAGATCGAGATTGCCAAGCAAGCGATTCTGCACGGCGGCCAATATGCGTTTGCGGCCCCACGTGGGGATGGCAAGACCACGCGCATCGAGTGGCTGACGCTATGGGCTGTCTTGAATGGATATCATCAGTGCGTTGTCCCGGTCGGAGCAGACAAGGGCGCGGCCGACGACATCTTGGAAAACCTGAAGTTCGAGCTACTGACAAACGACTTGCTTGCGGCAGACTACCCAGAGGTATGCATTCCGGCACGGGTAGCGGACGGACGTGCGCAGAGAGCGCGGACCTTGTCGATTGACGGAAAGTCGGTGCGTTTTGTTTGGGGGAAGGACAAGGTCGTATTCCCGACAATTCCGGGGTCGCCGTCATCTGGCGCCATCATCGTGCCACGCGGCCTCACCGGCCGTCTTCGCGGCATGAAGGTGAAGATTGAAGGTGTGGGCGACGTCCGGCCAAGCCTCTTTCTGCTCGACGATCCTCAGACGGACGAATCAGCCAAGTCACCGACCCAGTGCGACGTCCGCGAAAGCTTGGTGCTCGGGGCCGTCCTTGGGTCTGGAGGCGGGAAAGACAGGGTTGCTGCATTCATGCCCTGCACGATTATTCATCCGGACGACTTGGCAGCGAGATTCCTGGACCGGGAAGCGAAACCCGAGTGGCATGGGACTACCCGGTCACTAGTCAAGACGTTTCCGACGATTATTGAGCAAGCTTGGGAGAAGTCGCCTGGGCTCATGCCGGACATCTGGAAAGAGTACCAAAATATCCGCAACGATGATTTTCGGTTGGACATGATTATTCCCAAGAATGCCAACGCATTTTATCGGGAGCACCAGGACCAGCTTGAAGCCGGCGCCGAGGTGGACAACCCGCAGAGAATACTTCCTGGCGACGTATCGCCATTACAGACCGCGATGAACTACTACTTTGACCGGGGGCGCGAGGTGTTCTTTGCAGAATACCAGAACACGCCTGAGTCGCTATCGTCGGTGGAGGTCAAGGTAACGCCTGAGATTGTGGCGTCTCGGGTGAACGGCTTCGCACACCGGGAGGTGCCGTCTGATGCGGCGTTCCTGGTGTCGATGGCAGACATCAACTACGTCGGATTGAACTACGTGGTGACAGCGTTCACGAACGACCTGACGGGGTACATTGTGGACTACGGCAAGCACCCAGACGGGTTCCGGCGACTGGTGACAAAAGGCATGTCCGAACACGAGAAGAATCAAGCCATTGCGACGGGTATTAAGAGGCTCTGGGAAATTCTAGCCGGGCGCGAATACCTTCAACACGGCGAGCGGCGGTCAATAGACGTGATGTTGTATGATGCCAATTACTGGACTCATACTGTCTTGATGGCCATTCGGTCGATGGGGTGTCCGCGCATTGTAATGGCTGACCGCGGTACAGAGTCGAAAAAATACCGACCGGCCAGGGAAGAACGGATGTTTGGAACGCCGAAGTATGAGACGCACGTTGAAAAGGCGTCCTTGACCGGAGTCCTTCAGGTACGTCACAATGCTGACTATTGGCGCATGTTCGCGCAGAAGGCGTTTCTCGTCGAGCCAGGTATCCCCGGGTCGCTTTCCATCTACGGTGATGACCCGCAAGATCACACTCGATTAGCAGAGGAAGTATGTGGTGAGATCTTAAGGCGGTATGTCCCAGGAGATCCGGATCTGTACGCATGGGATCGCAAGCCTGGGGTGTACAACGACCTTTTGGACGCGGTAGTCGGGTGTTATCCCGCCGCCGTGAATTTGGGGGCAACCCCGCCAGGACAAGAACAACCAACACACAAACGCAGGCGCCGCCGGACGCGGCGTGTCGGAACGGCGCCAACAATGAGAACGAGGTACTAACGATGGACAAGCTATGCAAGGACTGTCTCTGGTGGACAGGCGACAAGGAAGAAATTAGACGGCGAATTGAAAAAAGCGACGGCTCTTGGATGTGGCTTGTCGGCAAGTGCAGAGTAAATCCCCCAAGCGCCAAGCCGCACGACGGCCGGAGCGAGTGTGGAAGCGAGTGGCCAGTGACAGAGGCCGTTGACTGGTGTGCGGTGGTGCGAAGCGGCATTGAGTGCGCTGAGCCTCATCCCGCCGCGGCCAAAAAGCACGAAGAACTCCAGGAGTTTTATGAAGAGTGTGTAAACGGCATAGTCGCGGCCCTCGGCCCAAATAACTAACGTTAACCAAGGAGAGACCCATGCCTGATTACAGCAACCTGACCAACGAAGAACTTGTCGACTTGCTTCGGCACAACGGACTGGCGTTGGCAAGCCTGAAGTGGAAGCGTGAGACGCTGGAGAAGCACGCGACCGAACGTGGATTAACGTCCATGGCCAAAACGAATCCTGCGTATTCGCACCCGACAAAGGTGCGGTGCACGGCGCAAATCGCGTCGACGTCGTATCCGGGGTTCTTGAACGTTACCGACACGTGCGACGCAATCATGAAGCCGGAGCGCTATGTTCCGAACACCGATGGCCGGATCAAACGTTTCGTATGCCCACGGTGCAACAACCGCCGCAACATCAGCGGCACGGAGGTCTAAGATGAACATCGTAGCATTCACACAGGCGTCAGGGTTTGCCAAGCACTGCCCGTGGCCACAGATCGCTCTGGAGCCCGGATGCGTGGGAGAAGACGGTTGGCAACTTGCCGACGTGCTGCTCATTTGCCCGGAAAGGCTTGACGACGAGACGCATATTGCCGTTGATGAACTTGTCAGGGAGGCTCAAGGTCAGAAACAGCCGGTTTTGTTCGCCACTCACAAGGGCTTGGTCCATTATCGCTACTGCTACTCCAAAGCTAATTACGTCACGCACAGCAAAGAAATGGAGGATTGGCCCAACTTCATTTACTACGTGCCGCTTGCGTTGGAGCCTGGGACCAGCACTGTAGCGCCGCCGCCGTTCGACTACATATTTATCGGCGGCAGAAAGGACCGCGACTTTTGCATGGCTTACGAGGCTGTTCAACTGTTGTTCGATCGCATAGACCTGAGAAAGCTTAAGGTACTCGTTGTCAGCGACAAGCTTCCTGGCGAACTTGGATCAACAGAACACATCATCGCCCGCGACACCCCAGTGGCACTGAGTGTGTATCGAGAACTGATGGAGAATGCGTTGGCGACATTGGTTCCAGTCATCCCTGGCCACCATTCACATGGACACAGCGATTGCGTCAGGTCGCTACAGGCGGCGACGCCCGTGGTCGTGACCAAAGGCGCGTCCTGTGACGACTACGTCGAGCCGGGCGTCAACGGCGTGCTTGTGGACTTCAATGCGGAATCAATGGCGATTGGGCTTGAGTACTGCATCAACCACATTCAGTACGCTCACAGCTATGACAGGTACGACTACCGCACGTACATGCAGCGGATTGCATGGCTTGCGTACAAGATTGTCGAGGAGGCTTAACGATGATCAAAGAACTGATGAGGCGCGCCAACATTCCGCAAGATCGGATCAACATCTCGTTTCAGCGCATGGCCAAATTTCTGGAACGCAGCGCTCAAGCAGGCACAAGAGAAGCCAAGGTATTTGAGCGCCTCGGCTTGCAGTATGGCAACATCATCAGGATGAATCCTGACCAACAGTTCATAGCGATTGGCAAAGCCATTGACGGCTTCACGAATGGCAAAGAACGCCTGGCTCTAGCCAATGCCATTTATGGCCGTGGCGCCCGCGACGTGCTCAATATGGTTCGGGCTGTTTGATGCAATCGTAGCTAAGGGCCAGAAGGAGAACTAGTTATGCAAGAAAAAATAGACAGGTTGATTGATGAGATTCGGAAAATTCACGACCTTGTCCCGCCGGATAAATTGACGGACGCAATCACAGTAGAACTCAACATATTGGCGGTGACGGCAAAAGTATTCCGCGAGTATTGCGAGGTGCTTGAGAAGCTTCAAACGCGCCCAATGCAGGCAGAATCCAAATGGGAGCTTGGATTCCGCACTATGTGGATACGCGTGATGGGAGAAAAGACGCCAATGTCCGGCACGGTGGCGGAGGCAACGCGGAAGATGCTGGAGCAAGTCGAAACAGACCAGGAGATAGTAGCACCATGATCTGTGAAATATGCAAAGTCGACGAAAAGGACTACTACAAGCGGCCAAAACCGTGTCCGGTGTGCGGCACAAAGGCTTGTGGTTACTGCATCAACTACCATGCCGAACTGGTCAAAAGCAACGGGCATCGCGGATACGCTTGCGTGAACTGCAGCGGAACAAGCGGCCAACTAAAGCGGCCCGAAACCGCAAGATCTGTGACGCAGCACGAACCACAAGAAAGCACGCACCGCAAAGACGGCGTCAAGGTTACGCACGGCGATAAGCTGTTCATTTCTCTGAAAACCGGGCAGATAGAGGATATCATCCGCAACGTGACAATCGTGGATAAACAAGAAGCAGCGCAGGTAGATGCATGGGCGTGGCGCAACTTAAGTTGTACGGACATCCCAATCCAAGGAGAATGTTGAAGGCAATGAAACGTAGGACCTAGCCTCAAAAACCCAGAAAGACGCAAAATATTGCACCTTAAAGCGCGGAGCACCTTGAAGCTCCGCGCTTTCGTTTGGTATAGGTAAGCATATCAACACGCAAGCTGACGACTACCGAACGGGAGGCAATATGGCAATCCGCACATCGAAGGCCAAGAAGGTGAAAGACCGGAACCGCGAGGTGGAGTACGAGTCAATCGACGACGAAAGAGTGCGCGAACGGATCATCCAGAAAGCGGCAGGATCGCGCAAATCCTTCACCAGAGGCATACCAAGACGATGAGTTGGTTTAACGCGCTCAATCCATTTGCTTCCACCCCGCCGCCGAAACCCGCCAAGAAGAAACGCCCGCCAGTTGAAGTGCGGCAGACCAAAGAGTTCTACGACCAATTCGGCCACAGGGTGGCGGACATTGCTTCAGAGCAAGGGATGGGCTACGGCGACACGACCGGCGACGCAGAGTCGCGATATGACCGTCAGCAGTTGGCCGGCTTGGAACGCCAGATCTACGACGAAAACGGCGTCTACGCAGCCATGAAGGACAACGTAGTGCGGAACCTTCTTGGCGCCGACGGCCTTTCGTTGCAGGCGCGGACGGGCGACGAAAGGACGAACGAGTTGATCGAAAAGGAACTATGGCCAGAGTTCTGTGATAATCCTGAATACTCGGACAGGTGGAAATGGTACGACATCGAGGAAGGCTGCATCAAGGAGATTCTTGGCGTTGGCGACGGCGGACTGGTCAAGCTTCGCAACGGCCAATTGCAAGCCATCGAGAATGAGCGAATCAACACCCCTACCAATGACCAATGCTCCGTATTGACGTCCGGCGGCAAGATCGAGCAAGGGGTTGAAATGACCAAGGGCGGCAAGGTGATCGGCTACTGGATCACGAATCCGACCTTGGACGGCTTCAGCAGCGCCGGAGAAGGCAGGCGAATTGACAAGAACGACTTCATCCACTACCACGGCCCGATTCAGCGGTTTTCCAGGACGCGCAATTATCCGACGTGGATTCAGGTCATGTCGCTGATTTGGCGCCTTGACGACATCCTGGACAGCGAGGCCCTGGCGTGGCAACTACTGTCGAAGCATGCAATGGCAGTCAACAAGCAAGACGCCGACCTTGACTCTAAAGACTTATCAACTCCCGATACAAACGATAACGCCGACGACGGATCGGTGTCGGACCGGGTGACCGAGCATAAGGGCGGCCTGTTCTTCTGGGGCGAGCCGGGAGAGACCATCTCCGGCATTGACCGCAATTTGCCAGGGAAGGACTTCCCAACCTCTGTCCGCACATTCTTGCAGTTGTTCGCGATGCGCATCGGTCTGCCGCTGGAGATTTTGATGCTGGACTGGTCAAAGACCAACTTTTCTTCAGGCAAGGCTTCGTTGAACCAGGCAACCAACATGATTCGCCGGTTCCAGATGAACGGGCTCATGCGGCAGGTCAGCGCGCCCGTGTACTTGTGGAAGGTCCGGCATTGGATCGCACAGGGCAGGCTGAAAGAGACCGATACGATTTTCAATCACGAGTGGTTCCCGCCGGCGTTGCCGTGGATCGACCCCAAGGAAGACGCGTTGGCCTGGGGCGTCCAGATCGATCGTGGCCTTGTGACCTACTCCGCCGCGTTGAAGCACCAAGGCAAAGACATCAAGACAGAAAACGAAGAGCGCGAGAAGGACATCCGAGCCGCCATTGAGCGATCACAGAAGATCGAGGAAGAGACGGGCGTCGCGGTGTCGTGGAAAATCTTTGCTGGATACATTGAAGGCAAGACAGAATCGGCGTTCAGCAAGCGCGACGAAGGCAACGCTGACGAGGGCGCTGACGAGGACAAGCCTGAAGACGACGGCGAGAAAGAGGAGCCGGATACCGAAAAGCCTGAAGACGAAGACAGCGACGACGACAAGGAAGAGATGGAGTACATCAACGGCGCGGTCTATGAAGATGAGTCGGGCCGAGTGTTCCGGTGCGAAAACGGCCAATTGGTCTTGATCAATGAGTAAATACCAAAGAGTCAAGTTAAAGACTGTGAGCGTTCCGGAAGACTTCGAGGACCGTCCAGGCGTGCATATCCTCAAAGACGGCAAGAAAGGCGACCCCGGCCCGGCGCCAGAGCACCAAACGAATGACGACTCAATCCGGTTTCGGAACCCTGACGGCACGTGGGGGAAGTGGCTTCTCGTCAAGGGCACTGACGGTGAACACGGCGAGACGCCAGACCACGACTGGAAAGACGGAAATCTTCGGTTTCAAAACCCTGACGGCACGTGGGGAAAGTGGGTTCTCGTCAAAGGTACCGACGGTGAAGATGGCGAAGACGGCGAAGATGGCGAGGACGGCGAGGATGGCAAGCCGCCTGAGCATCAGATCAAAGACGGCAAGATCCGGTTCCGGAACCCTAATGGCACGTGGGGGAAGTGGCTTCAGGTCACCGGCAAGCCCGGCAAAGACGGCAAGCCGCCGGCGCACGAAGTCAAAGACGGTAAAATCCGGTTCCGCCAGCCAAGCGGTGAATGGGGGAAGTGGCTGACGGTCAAGGAGGCTGCCGACATCGTAATTAACGGCGGCGGCGGCGGGCAAATCGTATCGGCAGAGCTGAGTCAAATCATTGAGATGCGTTGTTTGCGCAAGGTAGGATACAACACGCATTACGGCGAACTGGGATACGCAGGCGGCGGAGACGATCCAACGCAGATCGACGTATGGACTGACGCCGGCAAAGCAACAAAGCTGTTCGAAAAAACCATTGCGTATACTGGCTCGAACGTGACACAGACAGTCACTTCCGACATCGTGACCGGCAAGACGCTTACCACGGATTTGACATATACGGGATCAAAGGTGTCCACCTTCACAGAGGTGCTGTCATAATGGCAAAAAAACCAGGAAACGGTAGCGAAGACAGATTCAAGGAAGTCGACATCATCACCTACAAGGGCAAAAAGTACCTGATCGACTTTAACAAGATGCAGCTTTACAGCTTCGACTACCCGTCATCGTTGCGTAGGTTAAAAGCGGCGTTGAGGAATCCGAAACTTGCGCCGCGGATGAAACGCCCGAGCAACAAGCATATGGAAGCGTTGGTCAAAAACAGCAAAGTGTATGACCCGGACATACACAAGTTTGAGGATGAGTAGATGGCAGTAACGATTCCAACAGCAGTAAATGACAATACTACAAATCCAAATACAAGAGAACGCCAAACTGTTGGTACGGTAACCGCTGGTATTAAAACCAACGGGAATATTCCAATTTCGCTAGACGCTGGATCGACACAAGTTGGCAATGGAGATACAGGTGGGTTCACATTTAATTTTGACGAGGCCGACGGTGCATCATCTAGTTCACTGACATACGACGTATCTTCTGAAACTAAATTGTTAGTTTGTTCATGGCAGTATAACGCTCCCAACCGACTAGATATAGACACATTGGCAAACGGTGGTATCGAGTTACGCTTAGTTACTGGCACGGGAGACAGTAATTATAGGTCATTCTACATATGTGGAAATGACACAGCAGCAGGAAAGTATCAACAGGGTGCGAATGCGTTTGTAATTGACATGAATGCAACAGCGGATCACCCCTCTGACCCTTCTGACACAGGGACATATGATAATACAGATGTGCAATGTTGGGGATGGATAGTAAAGGGTGCTAACGTTTACGGTTCTAATTATTTTGGCTTCCATCAAAAATTACATATTTTCGACACTGATTTAAACGGAGCAAACATAGTAAAGTTTACAGGAACATCAGACTTTGACGATATTATAGAAGCGGTGACAGGGACATCACAGGCGACAGCGATAGGTAACTGGGTTCAAAAGATTGGATCAACGTATAATATTCCAGTAGCCTTCCAAATTGGTGATGCTTCAACAGCGACTAATTTTGATGATAATGGAGTGACAGTAATAACGCCAACTAATGCAACATCGGACGACCCAAGATATAGATACACAGCGCAGGGATTAAGAGTATATGTTAGATTGAGAGATAACGCAGCAGATGACTGCGTGCTAAGTGGAACGTATTCATGGGGGGTAGCGTCACCTTGGGATATGGATTTTGATAACGCCGCATCTGTAGATATAACCGGAGCTAAATTCAATGGCATGGGAAAGTTTACGGTAGGTGGGTCGGTTTCAGGTGCTGCTACATTTACCCTCAACGGAACATCGGTTGTGGAAATAAATGGCGCTGACCTAGATGGGTCGACGATTAACGGTGATTGTGATTTGGTATCAAACGCAGTAACCACGTTAACTGGATTTACGATAACAGGGGCGTTAGATTTTGATACGGCTGGAACATATACGCTAGATAATTGCGATGTTGATGAGGTGACGAATTCAAGCGGTGGAGCGGTAACCGTTATTCTAACAAACGGCTCGACAACACCGACTAATACAGGGCCAGACATCACAATCCAGCAGATTGTTACGCTCACCGTCTCCGATGCAATTGACGACACAGCCATCCAGGTCTACAACGTGACCAAAGACGCGCAACTTGATTACGAGGCGGCAGTGTCAGGCGGTAGCGGTTACTCACTGGAGCTGGACATTGCTTCTGCTGGAGTAGATGTGTCTGATGTGATCCGCGTCCGAGGCACGTACCAAGAAGGCACAGCAGCCAAGTTGCCAGTCCAGGTGACTGCTACGGTCACGTCTAGCGATCTGGCGTTGACGTTAGATCAGGAAGACTGGGATGTCTACAACGATTACGGCGCGGACGGATCGACGATGGACAGCGGCAGTGGTGGAGAGTTTTCCTGGGACGGTCTTAATCTCGAAATCGACATTGACGATCCGGACAACGAAACAGTAGGGCAGAGAGTCGGCGCGTGGTATGCGTACTATATCACGACGGAGGACGGCATTGAAAACATGTACGGCATGCTGGACTGGGAATCATTCAATTCGATCAAGATTATTACCGCAGTAGGTAACCTCAAACTGAACAATGCCGATGGCGTGAATCCTCTGATTATTTCCGCGTGCAGGATCTACGCAGACGACGGCAGTTGTGTGCTGGCGACAGGGACGTCGATCCAACTGGATTATGATCCTGTATACAACATCAGCCAGGATGCCCTAGAAACAGACGTGGCAGCGATCAAAGCCAAGACTGACGATTTGACGTTTACGGGGAACGACGTACACGCCACGCTGGACGGGGAAACGGTGACAGCGTCGAGTGTGACCGACAAGACCGGCTACAGCATATCCGGCACGCTCCAAACCCTGGATGCACTTGATACCGCGATAGATGGCGCATTTACCGAAATAAAAGGCGCGACGTGGAGCGACACAACTGACACGCTCGAAGATATCCGTGACGCGGTCGACACAAAAGCCAGCCAATCCAGCGTTGACACGGTCGACGGGAACGTCGATTCAATCCTTGAAGATACCGGGATTACACTACCCGCGACGTTAACCACGATTGAAGGAAAAATTGATACGGTCGACACGAATGTAGATTCGGTGCTTGAAGACACCGGCACAACTATACCAGGAACGCTGACTACCATCGAGGGCAAGGTTGACACGGTGGATACAAATGTTGACGCTGTCCTCGTCGATACGACCCGCGTTGACGGGCTCATTGAGGATTCTGGCGGCGACAGGTTCACCACCAAAGCCTTGGAGCAAGCCGCGGCAGGTTCAGGGTTGTCAGCGCAGGAGGTCCGCGACGCAATGAAGCTTGCGCCAACAGTTGGCGCTCCGGCCGCGGGATCTGTCGATGAAGCGCTAGATGACATCTACACGGACACCCAACGCGTTGACGGACTAATTGAAGACGACAGCGGCGACCAGTTCACAGAAAAGGCTTTGTCACAAGCCCCCGGCGGCGGTGGCGTTACCGATGCCAATCTTGTCAGCGTCGGCGGAACGGCGGTGACAGATCCAGCAGATCTCAGAGCAAAAATCACCCTAGGTATATAGGTACATCATGAAGACACTCAGATTCCAAGAAGGCTCGCAAGTCCAATTCGAGAAGCAAGACGACGGCGGGCTGCCGAAATTTTCGATGCTGGGGTATTCCGGCAAGGCGATGCCAACGCCGTTCGGCAAGATCGTCATCGACTTGGCTGGCATGAAACCGCGAAGCAAGACGACGCCGGTGTTTCAGCACCATGACAGAGAGCGGATTGTCGGCCATTCGGAGAATCTAACGATTGACACAAAGGTTGCGCTTCAAGGAATCGTATCCGGAGTGGGCGAGGCAGCTGTCGAAGTGCAGCAAACATCAGCGAACGGGTTTCCCTGGCAGTCGTCGGTTGGCGTCGACGTGCTCAAGCTGGAAGACATGAAAGCTGGAGATACGGAAGAGATCAACGGCTACAAAGTCAGCGGCCCGGCACTGGTCTTGCGCAAAACGGATCTTAGCGAGATTTCATTCGTCCCTTTGGGAATGGACAAGCACACGTCCGCTGCAGTCAATTTTTCCGAAGAACTTTCACACGAGCTGGAGCAACTTCTTGCGACAGCAAACGAACCCAACCCGCAGGAGGCAGTAATGCCGGAAAACACAAACGAGCAGGAATTCAGCAAACAGCTCGAAGACGCAAAGCATGCCGGAGAACAGCAGGCTGCCGAGCGGCTCAAGGGATTGCTTGAGGAATTTCCGCAAGAGTTCGCGTTCGATGTATACGATCGCGGTCTGTCCGTAGTCGAGGCGAAGGCCGAGTACTACGATAAGTTCTCCAAACCCCGCTTTGTCGAGCTTGAGGCCAAGATTGCTGAGCTTCAGGCGCAAGCGCCGGTTGCCGCCGAAGGCACTGACCCGGTTGAGTATGTCGAGGCGCCAAACGTCGCAAATGCTCAGGTGGAGTTTGACGCCAAGCTGGCAGAATTCCGCCGCGAAGGGCTCGACGAAGGTGACGCATACCGCAAGGTCTGCGATCTCTATCCGGCGCTCGCCGACAAGGCGTTCGGACTGAACGAGTAACCATCCAAAAAACGGAGAAAAGGAAATATGTCCTATTCGCAAAACTTTCCGACTGTCAGCGTTGTGCTTGGCGAAGCCGTCACGGCCTTGCATAGCTTGCTCAAGCTGAACAGCTCGGGCGTTGCCGTCCTCACGACTGGCGTTGCCAGCGAAGACGGCCATACGATTGGCACGGCGCTGGAGACAGGCAGCATCGGCGACACGATCGCCGTGCGTCACTTCTCGAATCCGACAAAGAAATGCGTCGCCAACGGCGCGTTCTCCAAAGGCGCCCGCGTCTACACCTTTGCCAATGGCGAAGTTGACGACGTGGCGACTTCGCTGCAGGTCGCCGGTGTCGCCATGGAGGCTGCAACCGCAGCCGGTGACGTCGTCGAGGTCATGACCATCGCAGGCGGCGAAGACGCCCTGACCTAGGCTCTCCCTTCGGGGCTAGGCTTTGGCCGGCCGAAGAGCAGTTACTCGGACTGCCTGCCCCCTTCAATCATTTCCGAGGCACAATACTCCGGTCCGGGTACGGAGTGACAAACTGGAGAAAATCCAATGCCAGTAAGTTACTCAGGAACAATTCCTGCTCCATGGCTCGCAAGGGCTATGTACCAGTTCGTGCCGGACCAGAACGACTATGCCGCGTTCAAAGTGGCGAAGATGCTCTTGTCCATGAACAAAGAAGGCACGCTGTCGCAGATCACGCGTGAGACGCTGGCCGGCAACGGCCTGACCACACGCCGCGCCCCCGGTGCGGTGTATCATCGCAGCGACCTCGGTATGGAACCCGTCGCGTACAACGTGCTCGGTTACGGCGAAGAAGTGACGGTCCCGGAAGAAGACATTGCGCTGTACGGCAGCGTCATGAACGCGCAACGCGCGGCTGCTGCACGTCTACGCAACGTGCTCTTTACCGACCTCGAACTCCGTATGAAGACGCTGATCTTTGATACGAGCACCTGGACCGGAGCGTCCCTGTTCACCGACAACTCGAGCGCGCCGTGGGACACGGCTGGTTCCGACGCGATCACCCACATCAAAAACGCCAAGCAAAAGGTCAAGGACAATACGGGGATGAATGCGAACGCACTCATCCTTGACGAGGTTCAGTTCAACAATCTCGTCTATGTCAACACCGCAATCAAGGGGCTTTTGAGCGGCTTAGCCGTGCCTACGCCGGACGCGATTCGCACCGTGCTCAAAAACCTGTTTGAGCTTCCACACATCATTGTCTGCGGCGCGCGCTACAATGCGGCCAAGGAGGGCCAGGACGCCAGCATGTCCAGCATCTGGGGCGACGACTATGCCATGGTCGCCCGTGTTGCTGAGACCACTGACCCCGCAGAGCCATGCGTGGCCCGCACCATCGCCTGGCGCGCCATGGGGCCCGGTACTGACATGAAATTGTCAATCTACAAAGAACCCCAAACCACGTCGCAGGTTATCAAAGCCGACATGTACCTGGATGAGATCGTTTGCGATGCCGCATTCGGTCATCTGATGCAGATCGACGCGTAACACGCCATGGTTCCCCCCGGTCACGGGTCGGGGGGAACCGGGTAGCCAGGAGAACAGCATGATAGAGAACGTCGCGACAAACACATACCCGATTGTGTTTCATGCGCCAGGGTCGGCACGCAAGAAACTGACGTGGCGGGGGATCAGGCGTTACACCCAAGAACGGATACAGCACATCAACCCTTACGCCGCAATTCCCGTGCCGTCGTATGCCATCATCTCCTGGTCGAACCGGAAGAAGGGTGAGACGTGCTTGGAACAATCGCTGGAGAATTGGGGGATTACCCCGTCAACGCTGCCAAAGAAGGGGGCCAAACAGACGGGCAACAGATTTTACGTTCTACGCAAACGCGTGAAAGACTGGGTCAATCGCGAACACAAGGTGGCATTGACCAAGTCAATCCTGGAGAAGCTGGACGTCCAATACGTCATTGGGCTCGACGCGTTTGACGTGGTTCTGGCCGCGCATCCGGACGAAATAGTCCGTCGGTTTGTGGCGTGGCCGTACATCAGTCAAGACGGGTCTTGCCCGCAAATGCTGTTCAACGCGTCCGTGGTCAGGTTTCCACAAGACGAGACGATGCTCAAGGCGTGCGACGAGATGGAACGGCACATTGTCGAGACGCGCCGCCATCTGAACGCAGGCGTATGGATAGCGTCTAAAGAATATGCGGTTGACTTCTGGAACGCCGTGGATGCTGTCGGCATGGGCGAGTTCAAGAAGTGCAACCGGCGTTCTGAGCAAGCGGCGGTTCGGTATGTCGCCCGCAGCGACGATCACTATCCGGACGTTCAGATTGACCGTCATTGCCGGATCTTCCAGCACATGACCTTAGCAAGGCTACAGATGCAATGAGCAAAATCTACATAGACCTTGGCGCCCACGTAGGGCGAACAGTAGCGGCCGCGCTGGCTCGCGACTTTGACGAAGTCTATGCGTTCGAGCCCAACCCAGCAGCCCTGGCGCATTCGCATTGGGAACGGGTGATTAACGACCCGCGCCTGACGATTGTCGACTCGGCCGCATGGATCAAGGACGGGTACATGCCGATGTATCGCGAACCGCGAATCCATTACGAATGCTACGGCGACTCCCAGGGCGCGACGTTGGTGGCCGGCAAGACATCCGGCGGCATCTCGTATACGGATGGGTCGATCGAGATATCGACAATCGATTTCCCGGAATGGATCAACAGCCACACGACCAACGGCGACCGGGTGACGGTCAAGATGGACATCGAAGGCGCCGAGTACATTGTTCTGCCTGCATGCATCGAGCAAAAGGCGCTTGAGTCTGTTTCGCATTTCTACATTGAGTTTCATCGAGACAAGCTTGAATTTGAGACCGGATGCTATCGGCGTGCGCAACAGATCGAGAACAACTTCCGGCATTACTGCCAAATCAACGACATCAACCTCGAAGAGGCGACGCACTAAATGGCATGGTCTGATCTCATCACCGACATGAACGACACCGTCAAAGACGAGTTTGGCGAATCCGCTTCGCACACGACACAGGACGGCAATACCGTCACGGCCATAGCCGACCTGGTGATCGAGCGTCTTGGCGAAGATGGCCGCGCCATGTGCGACATTGACTCCGCAGACGTCGCGACGCCAGGCATTGGCGATCTTGTGGCGGTTGGCGCCGAGTCATGGCGGGTCTATGACCGGAGCGCCTTGGGCTCGGGCTATTGGCCGTGCGAGCTTCGTCAACTGTCTGAGTGGACCCAATGCACGGTCCACACGTACAACCGCACGTCAAACGCGTGGAATGCTGCCGCATCGGCCACGCTTTGGATGCATGTATCAGTAACCCAGGACGCCGAAGACTTCGACTTGTCGGCCGGGATGACGACGGTGGAGACGTTTGAAATCGTGGCGCCGTACAACGCCAACATCCTGAAGCGGTCGCGGATCAAGTGGGGCACGCGCTATCTGTATCCGACGTCTGTCATACCTGACGACTCGAAGACGTTGCGCATGAGCATCACAGCACAGGAGCAAACAGCGTGATTCAGGTAGTTGCAACTGTAGACCCAAACGATATGCGCAAGCTGTTCAGCACGTTCGATATGATCATGGAGCACACCCGCAAGAAGTTCCCGAAGCTCCTGAAACAAGCCATGCGCTATGCTGTGATCTCGGCTGCAAAAGCAACGCCCCCGGGGCATAAGGCCGGCAAGGTAAAAAGCCTTCCTGTAAAATACAGGAAACGCCCGATTGAGAACATCCCGAAACCCAAGGGCGCATGGTACTACTACGTCGACAAGAACGGCAAGACACAAGTGTTCAAGACGCCGGGCGTATTGACGGCGGACGCTGTGAAAAAGATCCGCAAAAAGGGCAAAAAAATCAAACGCATGAAGAAGGGCATCAAGTTCTGGTCCAAGCGCAAGAAGAGCTGGGACTATTATCCCTTGATCGACACCCGCGGCAAGATCAAACAGATCCGGGCAACGGACCGCCGGGTCCGGATACCATACGCCGGCGCTGCCAAAGCAGGATGGCGCAAAGCCTTGCGCAAATTGGGGAATGCCCAAGGTGGGACCGGCGCCGACTTGGGAATGGCCGAGCGCCGGGGCCGGGACATCAACCAGACTACAATCAAAGACTTTCAGAACATCGTGACGAACTTGGTATCTTACGCGCCAAAGACGGCGCCCAACTCAGCCCGGATTGGCCTGAAGCTGGGCGGCAACCGTCTTCGCGGGGAATTCGTCAAGTCGTATCAAAAGAAGCTCGCCAAACTGCAAGCCAGGAAGTAGAATGCCAAACAACATCGAAGCACAAGTCACAGCCGGCATCATCACAATCGCAAAGGCGAGATCATACATCTCGACTAACTCGATTCCGGTCATCGACTCGCTCGACCAGCTCACGGACAAAGACGCCGTCTTCATCACGGTCCACGGCAACCCGCATGAACGCGTGGCGCCCAATGAGGACTACTACTTTGTCGAGGTCGACGTCATTGCCGGCACTGTGCTCAAAGCAGATCCGGACGCTGACCAGCTCAAACCGCTGGCATATGAGTGTCAGGCGGTAGTCAACAACCTCACCGCCGCCGCGTTGGCCACACAGACCGGGTTGACCATCGACGGCATCGTGCCGATGCAAGGCGCTGAGTCGGAATTGAATGACGACGTGGTTCTCCTCTTTTCAGCCAGGGTGAAGGTTGCCCTGACGTTTACATACACCTAATCTAACGAAAGGAGTCTGATCATGGCCTTTGGACTCGACGCAGGCATTAGCAGAGAAACCTCATGCACCGTGCAAACCGCCCAAAAACCCGACGAAATCGGTACGATCACCGAAGTCAAGACATACGGTGGCACCAAAACGACCACCGAAGAAGTGTTTTCGTCGTCGTTTAGCAACGTAGCCCTCAATGGACAAACCGGCAGCGCTGGAACGCCGGTGTATACCGAACACACGCTCATCGAGTCCAATGAGGACTACGCCAAAGAGCGAAAGGTGTCAATGGAGCCGTTGCCCGACCCGGTTTAAGAAGGACCGTACCAGGAGAGATCGCATGCCACAGTACACCCCAGGCCTAGAGAAGGTCTACCCGGTCACCGTACCGGCCGACCTACTGCGAACCAAATACTACGACGGCGACGGCGAGATCTTCTCAATGCTGGGGGCTCCGCTGATAGTCGAAGAGCAGCACATCCCGGCTCCGTCTCTTGGCGTGTGGTCTCTCCTGGAAACGTTCAACTGCCCCTTTGTCAACAAATTCAACGAAGCCTTGCCGATGGACGCATGGCGGGCAATGTACATCAACGAATACAGAGCGGGACATCCATGGAAATGGTGGCGGCCCAACGCGGTCGAAGAAGTACGGCAATGGGTGACGGACGAAGGGCCGGAGACGTTCGACGTCAACGACAAGAAAACATGGAAGCCGTGGGATCACAAAGTGTACCGATACGCCACAAAGCTCAAGTTCGACATCAACTACGTCGGGCACTACGAAGACATCCGACTATGGTTTGAACTGTCCTTCAACGGGTACGAAATGATTCCCAAAAGCGCTGGCGGAGGGAGCGCCTATTGGTTCGGAGCCGAGACGCTTGCGTCAATGATGGCAGCGATCGGCGCGTGTACCAACTGCACGCCTCACCAGCTTCTCTGGGAAACGCCGATGTGCAGCGTTGGCCATACTGCCGCACAGTTGATCCGTATCAACAATCCGAAAGCCAGCATTGCCCGGCCCAAGTGTCCGGATCACATCAAGCAAATGTTTGAGGAATGTATCGAGCGGGCAAAGCTCGGGCAGTTGCATCCGTGGCAAAAAGCAGAGCCGACGCAATACCCACTGGATCAACTTCAGGCATACCTCAATCCCGATCTGCCGGCGCACTATCGCAAGATGCAGAAAGAAGCCGCCGACCGCAAGCAGGAAGAAACCAAAGCCAACCGCAAACGCGAAAGGGGTCTTTAATGGCGAAACTTACCATTGATATTGGCGCACGGATCAAGCAACTCAAAGAAGGGATAAGCGCTGCAAAATCAAAACTTGGCACGTTTGCAAAGGACGCCAGGAACGCCTTGAATACCGTATCCGGCGGTGTTGGGTCGATGTTGACGGCGGCCGCATTGATGCGCGGAGTCAGTCAATTAATTGACTACATGGACCAAATCGGGAAATCAGCGCGAGCGCTTGGGATGACCGCTGAAGGGTACCAAAAACTTGCATTCGCGGCGAGGCGGGCAAATATGCCCCAAGATCGGCTCAATATGTCGTTTCAGCGCATGGCCAGGTTTCTGGAAAACAGCGCTCAAGCAGGTACAAGAGAAG